GATCGTCAACAGCAAATGCACCCGCACCCGCAAGTCACTGGCTGGCGGCTATCACTTTAAGCGCGTCGCCGTTGGTGCCGGGTATGAGCGGTTCCGGGATGCGCCGAATAAGAATGAACACTCGCATGTCGGCGATGCGTTTGGTTATTTGATGCTGGGTGCCGGTGAGGTGCGGAGTATTACGCGCAACAGCCAGTTCAGCAAACAGTTTAAACAGCTAACGGCCAATGCAGACTTTGAAATTTTTTAACGAGATATCGACAAACCGCTATGTGCAGATTGTGCCATTTCACTGGGCGCACCCGCGTGTGATGGATCTGCGGCCATTTGACCGCGAATACTACGACGCCGTGCCTGACTACGACGACATGCTCAGATCGTTTCAAGCGGCGGGGGACGCCTGCACGGCGCTGTATCGCGGTAAAATAGTCGCTTGCTTTGGCACCAACATTTTGTGGCCGGGTATGGGCGAGGCTTGGCTGTTGACAGGCAAGCAAGTTGATACCTTGGCTGTATCAGTCACGCGGTGCGCCAGACGTTATTTTAATCACATTGCTACCACAAAGGGATTGAAGCGGTTGCAGTTGACGGTAAATGCGGAAAATGAACTTGCTGTCAGGTGGGCAGATGCGTTACAATTCACTCGCGAGGGGCTGTTGCGTAATTACGGCCCCACTGGCGCTGATCATATTATGTTTGCGAGGATTTACGAATGACCGCTTTATTTAAGACGCCAAAGATGCCGACGCCGCAACAAGTGGCACCAAAGGTGACTGAGGCGCAAGAGCGTCAGGAAGAGCGTCTGGCGGCGCAAGAGGATTTGCAGCAGCGCCAGATGGCGGCGCGGCAACGCGCCCGTCGCAGAGGCGGTTCACGTCAATTGTTGTCTAGTGTTCGCGGTGGCACCGCCGACGATCAAACCACATTAGGAGTATAGTTATGGGATCTGCTGGGAAAGCTGTGACAAATTTGGCTAAGTCTGTTGGCGTCGTTAAAGAGGTGCCGCAGTCAAGACAATTAGCAGAGCCAGCTACAGCACCTGAGAGTGTCGAAAAAGTTGCTATGGCAACCACAGCCGAAAAAGCAGCGGCAGCCAGACGCCGCGCTCGCCGCTCTGGACGCCGGTCACTGCTAAGTGGCGGCAGGCTTGGCTCTGCTGCTGAAGATGAAGGCACACAAACAACATTGGGGGCGTAAATGCCAAAGGTAGTATCCAAAGACGGTAAGACCCGCCACTTTGCTTACAGCAAGGCTGGTATGAAGGCGGCTAAAGAATATGCACGGCAGACTGGTGGCCGGGTAACTGAGGCCAACATGAAAACCAAAATGGCGAAGAGGAAAGATTATGCCTAAGAAAAAAGGGAAGGGTTACGGTAAGTAATGGCTAAAGAAGTTTGGGACAAAAAACGTCCGAAGGGATTGCCTAAACCAAAAGGTCTTAGCCCGGCTAAAAAACGCAGCGCTATGCGAGCAGCCAAAAAAGCTGGCCGCCCATATCCTAACTTGATTGATAACATGAGAGCGGCAAGAGGATAAAATGGCAGTATTAGATAAAAACGTAGGTCTGGTTGAGGCCGACATTTCTGCGGAAAACACTTTTACAGATGGTTTATATGTTGAGGGCAATTTCAGCTTTTCGATCAGCGGCACATTTGTTGGTACTGTAACAGTGCAACGCAGCTTTGACGCTGGCGCTACTTGGCGTGACGTTGACACATTTACCGCGCCGATTGAGACAGCCGGTTACGACGGCGAGCCTATCGTTGTTTACCGCGCTGGCATCAAGACCGGCGATTACACCAGCGGCACCGCGTCAATTCGGATTGGTCGTTAATGGCTTCCCCCGCTTGGACACGCAAGGCGGGTAAAAACCCGAAGGGCGGTCTAAACGAGGCCGGTCGGCGCTCTGCCAAGGCGCAAGGCATGAACCTAAAGCGCCCAGTGAAATCCGGCGACAATCCGCGCCGCGCTTCCTTTTTGGCGCGTATGGGCAACATGCCGGGGCCGGAGCGTGACGAAAAGGGCAAGCCAACGCGCCTGCTTTTATCACTTCGCGCTTGGGGCGCGAGTTCAAAAGCAGACGCCAAGTCGAAAGCGGCGGCGATAAGCAAGAGGAATAAAGCCAGTGCATAGTGTTGAGGACATCCTAAAGCGTCACGACGTGGCGCAGCGCCGCAAAGACAACTGGCGTCAGATCTATGAAGACTGCTACGAGTTTGGCCTGCCGCAGCGCAATCTGTATGACGGCTATTACGAGGGCGGCGGTTCACCGGGTCAGAATAAAATGGCGCGTGTGTTCGACAGCACCGCCATCAATGCGACACAGCGCTTCGCTAACCGTATTCAGTCTGGCTTGTTTCCGCCATACGCGCCGTGGTGCCGATTAGAGCCGGGGCCGGAAATCCCAGAGGATCGCAAGTTGGAAGCGCAAATGGCATTGGACATGTATGCCGACACAATGTTCAGCCTGTTGCGGCAGTCTAATTTTGATTTGGCTATGGGCGAGTTCTTGCTTGACCTTGCCGTTGGCACAGCCGTCATGCTGGTGCAGCCCGGCGATGACATGACGCCTATTCGCTTTACCGCTGTGCCGCAGTATCTGGTCAGTATCGAAGAGGGCGCACACGGCAAGGTTGATAACGTCTATCGCCGTATGCGTCTGAAGGGCGAGGCCATCAAGCAGCATTGGACTGACGCCGATATACCTGATCGCTTGCAGCGCATGATCGACGACAAGCCAACTCAGGAAATAGATCTGGTTGAGGCCACACTGTATGACCCAGAGAAGGGCGACTATTGCTATCATGTAATTTGGGCAGAGGGCAAAGCCGGTCTGCTTATGCGCCGCATGAAGTCATCGCCTTGGATCGTTGCGCGTTACATGAAAGTGGCGGGTGAGGTGTATGGCCGGGGGCCACTAGTCACAGCCATCCCAGACATTAAGACGCTGAATAAGACGCTGGAATTGCTGCTGAAGAATGCCAGCCTGTCTATTGCTGGCGTTTACACGGCGGCTGACGACGGCGTGTTGAACCCGCAAAACATCCGCATCCAGCCGGGTGCCATTATCCCGGTTGCGCGTAACGGCGGCCCACAGGGGGAGAGCCTGCGTCAGATGCCGCGCTCTGGTGATTTCAATGTGTCGCAGATCGTGATCAATGACCTACGCATGAACGTCAAAAAGATCTTGCTGGACGACACACTGCCGCCTGACAACATGTCAGCGCGGTCTGCCACAGAAATTGCAGAGCGGATGAAAGAACTGGCACAGAACCTTGGTTCAGCGTTTGGCCGGTTGATTACTGAGACTATGGTGCCGCTGGTATCGCGTATCCTGTATGTGATGGATGAGCGCGGCCTGATTGAGATGCCGTTGCGCGTCAATGGCCTTGAGGTAAAGGTCACGCCGGTCAGTCCAATTGCACAGGCACAGAATATGGGCGACATAGAAAAGATTATGCAGTGGGTGCAGATGTCATCAGCGCTTGGCCCGGAAGGCCAGATGGCGGTGAAGATGGGAAGCATTGCAGATTATGTGGCTGACAAACTGGGTGTGCCTGCGGATTTACGCACCACACCACAAGAGCGTCAGCAAATGATGGAACAGGCCGCACAGATGATGCAGGCTCAAGCGCAAACAGAGGGTGGCGCACCAGCAGAAGGTGAGGCACCCCCAGAAGGGATGATGTAATGAACCCGTCCGGGTGGGATGGTCTACAAACTGTAGATCCTGAGATTGCAGAAAAACAGCAAGTTGATAAAGACGACATTGATCGTCTGTATCTGCGTGTGTTCGCTAGTGATGATGGGGCAAAGCTGCTCACCCATTTGCGATCACTAACGATAGAGCAGCCCAGTTGGTATCCCGGCGAGGATGCCAGCCACGGCTACGCTAGAGAGGGCCAGAATAGTCTGGTCAGGGAAATTGAGCGGCGCATCAAGAGAGCGAGAAACCTATGAACGATACAGATGGTCTGTTGGCCGAAGCCCAAGTCGAGGGCGACGACAACCAGCAGCAAGCTGAAGAGGCAACTATTTCACATCAATTGCCTGACAATGAGCCGTCACTCGATGACGTGACTGTTGCCAAAGAAGATGAGGAAATAGAACTGGCGCGGCCAGAATGGTATCCCGAAAAGTTTTGGAATGAGGACGATGGGCCAGATCTTGAAAACCTTGTTAAGTCATATAACGAACTGCAAAAAAAGTTTAGTCAGGGAAAACATAAAGTCCCTGATAATTATGACACGAGCCTTTTTGAAGAGGCCGGGATTGGTAACGATGATCCTCTGTATAATGCTTACTCAGAGTGGGCAAAAGAAAATGGCATCAGTCAGGCAGCGTATGAGCAATTGGCTAGCACATTTATACAAATGGCTGGCGAAGAGGCTGACGCAGGCGAGGTCTCATTTAAAGAAGAATATGAGAAGCTGGGCAACAACGCTGACCAAACTATTAAGTCGATGACTGACTGGGCGTCGAGCCTAGTACGCAAGGGCGTATGGTCAGACGCTGACTTTGAAGAGTTCAAGATAATGGGCGGCACGGCTCAAGGTTTACGCGCCTTGCAAAAAGTTCGCAGCTATTACGGCGACAAGCCCATCCCGGTTGAGGTCGGGCCAATTGACGGCGCACCATCGAAAGAAGAACTGATGGCGATGGTTGGCAAGCCTGAGTACAACAATGACCCGGCATACCGTGCCAAGGTTGAGAAAATGTTTGAACAGGTGTATGGCACCCAAGAATACTCAGCCATTTAATCTAAGCACGGCAGTTGTTTACAATTGCCGTGTTTTTCTATAAAATCACACTTGACAGACAATCAAGCCTTTGACCTGTCGCAAACGCTTGGGGGCGTAGCGTATATGCCCAAGCCGCAGCCCGTAAGGATACCTGCTTGGCGTAATCGTGTTTTAACTTTGTAATGAAAGGACTAGGAAAATGGCAGTAGGCATTTCCAATGCTTTCGTTCAGTTGTTCGATGCCGAAGTTAAGCAGGCATATCAGTCGTCACGCGCACTGGCTGGCTTAACTCGCGAGCGTACAAATGTCGAAGGTAATCAGGTGAAGTTTCCGAAAATCGGAAAAGGCACCGCAACAGTTCGTGTTCCACAAACTGACGTAACACCACTAAACGTGACTTACTCACAAGTCACAGCCACAATGTCTGACTACATCGCTGCTGAATACAGCGATATCTTCTCACAGCAAAAAGTCAATTTTGACGAGCGCCGTGAGTTGGTACAAGTAGTTGGTAACGCCATTGGCCGCCGTATGGATCAGCTTGTTATTGATGCCCTAAACGCATCATCAACATCACTGACCGTTGCGACTACCATTGGTGGCGCTGGCACAAACATGAACATTGAAAAGCTGATTGAAGCTAAAAAGCTGCTTGACGCCAACAATGTTCCATCTGAAGGCCGTTGCATGATCATCCACGCCAACAACTTGGCTGGCATGTTGGGCGAAACCGAAATCACCAGCAGTGACTTTGCAACCGTAAAGGCTCTGGTTTCTGGTGAGGTTGACACCTTTATGGGCTTCAAGTTCGTAACTCTTGGTGACCGTGATGAAGGTGGCTTGCCCATCCCATCAACCCGCACCTGTTTTGCATTCCACAAAGATGCAATGGGTATGGGCATTGGCATGAACCAAAAGTCTGAGATCAACTACGTTCCTGAGAAAACGTCGTTCCTTGTGTCTTCAATGTTCTCCGCTGGCGCGGTTGCCATTGACGATGAAGGTATCGTCAAGATCTCTTGCACCGAATAGAAAGGAGACTGACTAATGGCTTATTCATCAGCAGGCTTTAATGTTATCGGTGCAGCCAAATCAGGCAATGCACCTAGCATGTACACCTACACATCAGCAGACGCGATTGCTGACGTGAACACAGAGGGATATTTCAATGATCTGTCAGACACTCTGGCGGTCGGCGACATCATCTTTGTTCACGACAGCGCGACACCAACAATGAGCATCGTTGTTGTTCTGTCAAACACATCTGGTGTTGTTGACGTATCAGACGGCACGGCAGTATCTGTCGCTGACGCTGACTAATCCTAGTGGGGCGGGGAAACCCGCCCCTCTTATCCTTATTGGAGTAGCTAATGGCGCAGGGCGATACTAAACTATCTATATGTTCTGAGGCATTGATTATGCTGGGGGCTGCGCCCCTTTCGTCATTTGCGACTGGTACAGATGAGGCGCAAGTCGCCGACAGGCTGTATGATGACATCCGCGACACTATCTTAATGCAGTATCCATTCAGTTGGTCTGTCAAAAAGGTAAAGTTGGCACAGCTAGCAAGAACACCCATTAATGAATGGAAATACACCTACGCGCTGCCCGGCGATATTTTAGGCAACCCAAAAGCAGTATTCAATGTTGGCGCTGTTGCCGCACAGCCAGTGCGTGATTTTGAGATTTACAATCTGGGTCTTTTTACAAATTACGAAGACGTTTGGATTGATTACCAGTTCCGGCCAACTGAGGCCATCTTCCCGCCATATTTTGTGCGGTTGTTAAAAATGGCGCTGGCCGCTGACTTTGCAGAGCCGGTCACAGATCAGATTACCAAGGGCGACTATTACCACCAAAAGGCATACGGTGCGCCGTCAGAGAATATGCGCGGCGGCCTGATGCGCGTTGCCATCAACATTGACGGTGCCGACAGACCGGCACAGACTATTCAAGAGTTCCCCATTTCTGACATAAGGTTCTAGCATGAGCCGGATTGTTTCTATCCAGAATGACTTTACGGCTGGCGAGTTAGATCCAAAGCTACGCGCCCGGACAGACATTGCACAATACAAGTCTGGCCTGACCACAGCGCGGAACGTCAGCATCCAGCCCCAAGGCGGCGCTAAACGCCGGGACGGCACCAAGTTTGTTGCTGAGTTAGACAGCGGCGCTGGAACGGCTGTGCGTATGGTGTCATTTGAGTTTAGCATTGACGACAGTTACATGCTGGTATTCACGCCCGGCAAAATGTATGTGTTTAAAAACGGCACACAAATTACCGACATAAATGGCAGCGGCAATGATTTCCTGACTGTTTCGGCACTGACCAACGCCATCATACCGACAATGAACTGGGTGCAGTCTGCGGACACAGTCATTGTCGTGCATGAAGACTTAGCGCCACTAAAGATTGTGCGGGGTGCTGGCGACAGTGATTGGACGGTCAGCACGATCAGTTTTGTTTTTGTGCCTAAATACGCATACACGATAACCACTGCAAACCCCGACTTTACAATTACGCCAGACGGCACAACCGGCAACGTCACACTTACTGCGTCAGCTGTTACGACAGACAACGGCACTGCGCAGGCCGGTTCATCAACGACAATTACATTAAAGGCGGCAACCAGTTACACCACTGACGATGCGTGTAATGGTTTTTCGCTGCACATTACGGCTGGCACAGGCGCTGGTCAGCATAGGCTTGTGTCTGATTATGTGGCGTCAACAAAAACAGCCACAGTATCCAAGGCGTTTGACACTGCGCCAGATGCAACCAGTTCCTACGAAATTAAAGCGTGGGGCGAAAACAGCGTTGATGAATACGTAAACGCTGTTAATGGCTTTGGTCGCGCTAGGATTACAGAATATGTCAGCAATACAGTCGTCAAGGCTTACGTTGAAATTCCTTTTTTTGACACTGATGACATTGTTTCCGGCGATTGGGAAATAGAAAACGGCTACGAGAACGTGTGGTCGGCGACTAGAGGCTACCCGCGCTCGGTGACTTTCCACGAGGGTCGTTTGTATTTCGGCGGCACTAAGAGCAGGCCATCAACATTGTTTGGCTCTCGCGTCTCTGACTTTTTTAACTTTAACCCCGGCGAGGCTTTAGACGATGCGGCTGTTAGTGCCACATTAGACACCGGCACATTTAACGCAATTGTTGATATTTATTCTGGTAGGCATTTACAAATATTTACAACAGGCGCTGAGTTCTATGTGCCGCAATCATTAGATACGCCCATCACACCAAGTAATCTAATCGTTAAACAGCAAACTGCTTTTGGTATGAAAGCTGGCATCCGCTTGCAGAACGTAGACGGGTCAACCTTGTTTGTGCAAAGGCAGGGCAAGGCGCTGCAAGAGTTTTTATTTAGTGACACGGTGCAGGCTTATACATCTGCCAAAATTTCTTTGCTGTCATCCCATCTTCTAAGATCGCCAGAAGAAATGGCGGTGCGTGTCGCCACATCAACAGATGAGGGTGACCGGCTGATGATCGTCAATGGCGATGATGGAAGTATTGCGTGTTATACATTATTGCGCAGTCAAAATGTTATTGCGCCATCAGAGTGGACAACAGATGGTGAGTTCATAAATATTGGTGTTGATGTTGACGACATTTACACAATAGTAAAGCGCACAGTAAATGGCGCGACTGTTTATTATGTTGAGATATTTGATGCCGATGTGTTACTTGATTGTGCAAAAACAGGCGGCGCGGCATCAAGTGTTACAATGGATCACCTTGAGGCCAAGACGGTTGACGTTATCCGCGATGGTGTGCATGAGCCAACACAAGTTGTGCCAGCATCCCCTTACACTGTAACATTTGCCCGGCCAGCTACATCAAGTTATCAAGTGGGGCTGAGTTTTACGCCAGAGATCAAGACACTGCCATTTGAGCCAAACTTACCAAGTGGGTCGCTAAAAGGTTTTAAAAAGCGTATATTGGAAGTTAATGCGGAATTATTTGAGACACAGTCACTGACCATCGACGGCAAGCTAGTACCGTTTAGGAAATTTGGCACTGGCGTATTTGGCGGTGCGGTGCCTGAGTATACCGGCATTAAAACATTGCCTAGCATGTTGGGCTATACATATGATGGACAAGTTACAATCGGCCAAGAGGTGCCACTTAAAATGACACTGCTTGGCATTGATTACAAAGTGAGCATAGGACAGTAAGATGGGCGCAGCGGCACTACCAATAGCGGCAGGGTTAACTGCTTTAACAATGTATTCACAGCTAAAGTCTGCACAGGCGTCTGCCAAGGGGCTGATGATGCAGGGCGCTATGGCACAAGTGCAGGCGCGTTCTGAGGCTTTAAAATTTAAACAGCAGGGCGTGGCCGTATTAGAAAATATTAACGCGCATCAGGCGGCTATTAACAGCCGGGCTGGCGCTGGCAACATTGACCCATCCAGCGGCAGTGCGCGTACATTATCTATACTGGCTGAGAGAAAAGGCGCGTTAGAGTTTTACAACACCGCTGACGGCGGCACGATCCAACTGGCTATGGGCGACGTTCAAGCGCATCAGTATGCGTCTGCCGCCAAGGCGACGATGGCCGCTGGCAGAATGCAGGCGCTTGGCACCCTGACACAGTTTGCCGTTGGTTACGCGACATTAGGTGGTGCGCCTGCTGGCGGCGGTGCGCCTGCTGGCGGTGGTACGGCTGCATTGCCAACTTACGCCACAATGGGCGGCGGCGCACCGGGAAGTACATTTGGATATGGCCCTACATTTAGATAGAGTTGTTAGATGGCAAAAGATTTAAGATATCGCCCACTAGGGGCAGCCATACCGTCAGTGCCGGGGGTTAACTTTACGACTGCGGCCAACGCCAGAGCGCGTAGTTATGACGCTATAGGCAATGCTCTTAATGCGATGAGCGACTACGCCTACAAAAAAGCGGTCAAGCAAACTGAGCGCGAGGCGGCCAAGTACGCATTTGAAAACCCGGTGACGGCTGAACAAATACAAGACGCCATATCACAAGGCCGCGACTTAGATGAGATTGTCGGCGATCCAGACACAGTATTCGGCGCGGTAACGACTGCGACTGCGGCACAGCAGTTGACGACTGAATTGCAGATGGAAGCCGACAAGGCGGCGTCAAGTTATTCAGCTATGATTGACGCTGGTATGGATATAGACATACCGAAAATGCAACAAGACATGAGGGCTATGATTGATGGTCACACTGATCTGATTGCTGGCATTGATCCGGGGCAGGCTTTAAAATACAACGCCAGTGCCAATACAAGCGCGTC